CTCTTATGCCACAATATGCAGAAGAGATTCTAGGCCTTTATGGTGTAGATAATAGAGATGGAAAATTTCAATTTGCTGCAGAAGCCTATAACTATGGTCTTAAAAATTTACTAACATACGATGAATTCTGGTACCGTGATTACCGTAAACAACAGATGCTCGTTGATACGCAGACTGGTGAGACACAAGAATGGCGCGCCCAAGATGAAGACAAGCTTCGTTTATTCTTACAGACATATCCAACTGTAACAATGATCGAACAAGAAGTGCCGACAGTTCGTCTTTCGGTAGTTATTCAGGGCCGTGTATTTTATGACGGGCCAAATCCTACGGGCATAGATAATTACGGGTTTGTTCCGGTTTTTTCTTATTACGAACCACATTGTGAATACTTCCCATGGCGCATTCAGGGCGTTGTCAGAGGATTACGCGATGCACAATATTTATATAATCGTCGTCGTATTATTGAGCTTGATATTCTTGAATCCCAAGTTAATTCTGGATGGAAATATAAAGAGAATGCCCTCGTTAATCCGAAGGACATATTCTTATCTGGCCAAGGTCGCGGTATTGCTCTTAAAGAAGATGCACAAATGACCGATGCTGAACAAATAGTCGCACCGCAGATTCCGCCATCTATGATTCAGCTAAGTGAGCTACTGGCCAAGGAAATTTCAGAAGTATCAGGTGTAAATGAAGAACTACTCGGCAGCGCGTCTGACGACAAAGCAGGCATTCTAAGCATGCTCAGGCAAGGTGCCGGCCTTACTACCTTGCAGCGTCTTTTCGATCAGCTGGACAGGTCTCAAGAGCTGCTCGGCCGCCTTATGATCGATCTCATTCAAGCAAACTATACGCCGGGCAAAGTTGCCAAAATTCTTGAAGAAGGCAATCCAACTGCTCAGTTCTATAACAAAGCGTTCGGCAAATATAATGCGACTGTAGAAGAAGGACTCAATACAACTACGCAAAAGCAAATGCAGTTCGCTCAGATGTTAGAACTTAGACAAGCCGGAGTACCAATAGCTGATGACTTACTTATTGATGCCTCTACTTTGCAGAACAAGCAAAAGCTTATCGATTCGATTGTCCAATCTTCTAAGCAACAACAACAAATGCAAATGCAGCAAATGCAAGTGCAAATGGAAGAGATCCAAAGTCGCACTGAGCTGGCAAAAGCCAGAGCTACTGCTGATCAAGGCTTGGGCATGGAAAGAATGTCGCGCATAGCAGAAAATCAGGCCCTTGCTGAAGAACGCAAGCATGAATCCATGAAAGATGATGAGATAGCACTGCTCAATCTTGTTAAGGCTCTTAAAGAAATAGATACAATGGACTTGAGTCACATCGAGAAGCTTATTCAGCTATCGCAGTCTATTCAGCAAGAGCAGAGTAATCCTGAAGTTAAAGAACAACCAACCGCGAGGGCACAATGAACAGAATAGATTACCAAGCTCAATACTTGGGCAATATAAGAGACCAAGAGAGCAAGCGCTCTGAAGATAGAAGTAAAACTGTGGCATTTCACAGATTGCATGCGCGTCACGGCTTTGATCTTCCTGGCCAGAATCCACGAAGGCGTCATGAAATGGAAGATCAGGGTTATATAAGATAAGGAAATACAATGGCTATTAATAATGCTGTAAATGATATATATATTGCCCGCAATGGATTTTACGCAACTAATACAACTAGCCCAACAAATGTAACTGGGGATGGAACTCAGTATACGATTCCCTTTGATTTTATGGAATCGGGTTCTGGTTTTGATACAAGTACATATAGCTGGGTTCCTTCTGCAGTGGGAACATATTCAGTTGGAGTTTCTCTCTATACTTATGGATATGCGTCTACTAATACTGATTTTCTAGTTATTTTAGGAGGTTCAGATATTATTACCGAAATGAGCGCTACTAACATATATGACTCGTCTGGTGTCATCATGATGAGCGTGGTTGTGCCATTTCTTATCAATGCCATAGATCCTGGTAATCCTCCAAAGATATCTGTCCAGTTGCAAGTTTCCGGAACTAGCAAGAATATATCGCTCACTGAATATAAAAGTTCATTCTGGGCAAATCTATTATTTTGACTGTGGAACTATAATGATGGCTTTGATGAAGCCCGAAAAGGAGGAAATATCCTTGTAAATTTTAAATTGGCAGGCTAATTTTCAAGAACATACGATTTTTATCTCTAGACGGATTCCAGCGGAGTCCGTTTTATTTGTATCTCACAAAACAATAGCATTTCTCCTTCACTTGTAGTGAACTCATGGTAATACTTCCTGTAGTAGGAGGTTAAAACCTCTGCTACCCCATGCGGGCAAGCAGTTCTACGAAAGGCACACTATGCCAAGATATCATCACGAAGTTCATCACAGTAAATCTGAATCATCCATGAAAGATGGCGCTTATGCCGGTAAAAATGCGACAGAGCGTATGCAGCACCATGATGCATCTATGATTTCTGAAGATCACAATGCAATAGCTAACTTACCTCAACAGGTTATCATGAAAGACTGGGCTGATCATGAAGCTTACTTGCCTGATATCCTTGATGATACCATTGTAGGAATCAACAAGCAGATCAATTATGATGACAAGAAGCGTCAAGAGCACTTTGAACCTAAGAAGGTCTAATATGATCATACTGAAACCGACTCTGATGGGCGACGTAGGTATTGCAAAGACTGATACGACTAATGCATCAGATTCTGAAGTAGCGCGCGTCGTATTCTATCAAAATGTTGATCCACGTCGAAAACCTGAGTTAATGGATTCTGAATTGATTCGCGAAGATCATGCCAAGATAGCAAATCTTCCAGAAGAGTTCATTCATTCTTCAGGACTCTTTGATAAAGGATATTAATGCCAACGATGATAAGAGTACCGGGCAAGCCGCAGAAGATTGCTTACAAGATTCTCGGTGTACCGGCAAATATTGCATATAGACGTGATGCGATTGATAAGAAGATTAACAGGCGGTTAGTCTTTGAAGAATCGATACGCGTAAGATAATAACATTATGGGGAGCATATGCTCCCCATCTTAATAAGGTGACTAATGAAAGTTCCAGGAAAGTTCTGGGCTGAAGAGGCCAAAGAACCCGCTCATAAAGATATTAAGAAGGCTCTTGAAAAGAAAGCCGGCAAGAAGTCGTCATCTAAGACAAAGAAAGCTGCCAAGCATGCGAAAATCTTCAAAGGCAAAGCAGAAAAAAGCCCCAAGGTTAAATCATTCATTGAAAAGCGGATGCACGAGTTTAAAGAAGGCAAAATGCATTCGCGTGTTAAAAAAACTGGCCCGAAAGTTACTAACCCTAAACAGGCGATCGCGATAAGTCTGAATGAGGCTAGACAAAAAGGCGCCAAGATAAAGAAGCCCAAGAGATAATTTCCTTTCTCCACCACTTATTTCTAAGGATCCAGTACGATAGCATGCTGGATCCTTGATTTTTGACCAAAAACTATAGTAGAATTGGTGGAAATTTAGCCATTTAAGGAGAAGTATGAAGAAAAAAGAAACAAAGAAGCCCACAGTAGGCAAGATAGCAACTGATCTTCTGGCTAAGCCAGAGATCGGTCATACTGTTATAGATCAGATGCAAGAGAACCTCACTGATTATGATAAGAATATCTTTCTATGTGTAGAAAATGCCAAGAAAACATTCCCTGGTGATTTCTATGTTGTTGTAGAATGCAAAAAAGAAAGATTGCTTGAAAATGTACTGCGCAATTACTTTTTTGCGCGTCTTTCAGCTCCTACGCCTGGATGGGACCAAACAGTCTACAAGTACCACAGAAAACGCGATGCGCTTGAATTTCTGTGGGTAGTTCCTTCCAAGGATGCATGTGAATATATGACTATTAATAAGCAATATATACCAGAATCTGAGTATGAGTTGCTCAGATTTGTGCTATCATATAACGATGGCACGCTACTTAAGATAGCTAAAAAGTTGAATGGTGAAGCTGATGATAGTCCACTCATAGAAGGAAAAGTATGATTGACAATGAGCAAATCCCACAGAATGAAGAGAATTTTCAAGATGTTGGTATTGATGTAGTTTCTCAAGTTGAGCCAATTGTTTCTGATGCTCCTGTCCAGGAACCAGAGGTTGCGCAGGCTGCTCCCGTAGAACAAGAAACTCAAGGGCAAAAGAACTTTAAAGCGCTGCGCGAACAGGCCCTGCTTTTAAAGCAAGAGAAAGAAGAGATGGCGCGTCAGCTTGCGGCATATCAACAACAGATGCAGCCACAACAACAAGAATCGGTTGAGCAAGACGATAATCTTGCGCCCGATGCTCTTATAGAAAAAAGGCATTTATCGCGCTATGACAAGAAAATACAGAATCTTGAGGCGCAATTAAAACAGTATAAAGATCAGTCGGTAGCCACTTCAGCAGAGTTACAACTTAGAGCTAAATATTCTGACTTTGATATGATCGTCAATAAGGATAATCTAGAGATGCTGAAGCTCACTTATCCGGAACTGGCCCAAACTGTCTATAATAATCCCGATCTTTATACAAAGGGAGCTTCAGCGTATACCATTATTAAGCAAATGGGCATATCGCCAAATTCCCAAAATGAATCTGATAGAGCTCGTGCTAGTGCAAATCTTGCCAAGCCTAGACCGTTAGCATCAGTAGCAGCCTCTCAGGGCAACGATAGCCCATTGCAACGTGCAAATGCTTTCGCTAATGGTCTCACAGAAGACCTGAAGGGACAGTTGCGCAAAGAGATGGCCGCTAGTATAAAAAACTTGTAACTCAAAAGGCATAACAATGTCTTATTTCCGTTTTATGGCGCTTTTGGCAATAAGCAGTTTCTTTATTTCCATGGCTGCAAATAATATTCAGCCTCATATATGTCTTGGCTCTGAACAAGAGATCTTTTCTGCTAATATTGCCAAGCTTATAGAATATATTAACAAGCGAGGATACCATGTCACCTTCGGCGAAGCATATCGCACTCATGAGCAAGCTCTCATATATGCGCACGAAGGCCTAGGAATAAAGAATTCGCTTCACTGCGAACGTTTGGCTATGGACCTGAATATCTTTGCACCCAATGGAAGATTGTTGACTACAGTCGAAGAATGTGAGCCATTCGGAGCCTATTGGGAAAGCTTGCATCCGTTTAATGTTTGGGGCGGTCGCTGGAAGCATCGCCCTGATTCCGATCATTATCAGATGACAGATGAGCGGTAGCTGTCTTTCTTATTTTCTGCGGGGGCCGCATCCATTTCACGGAATAGTTCTTCATATGCTTTATGGCACAATAGACACAATAGATAGTTTCGTGGCTGCATTCTTTGTTCTTCGCTGTCATTTCTAATGATATAGAATGTAGAATGTGTGATATCTTCTCCGCAATGACTGCAATGGATTCTGCATGTTATCGGGCAATTATGCGGATGAGTTAATTCGGCTTCAGTTGATTCTTGGCCGCCTTTGGAAAACCAAGTTAATGAAA